TAACTATTTATATACTACATTATTTATTGGTATTTCTAAATAATATGAAGATCTTAAATTTAAATTAAATATTACAGGTGTTGCTGTTGGTGCTACTGCTTTTAATTATGGATTAGGTGAATGTTTCCAAGCATTTCCAATTCATGCTTCTATGAAAAATATGACTTGTTCTCTTAATAATACTTCATTTTCTATAAATACACAAGATGTCCTTCAACCATTATTAAAATTAATTGAACCTCGTGAATTTCAAAAATATAATGGAATGTCTCCAACTATGCCTGATTTATATTTTAATAATTATACAGATGCTATTGGTAGTAAAGCAGACCCAACAGCAGATTATAAAGAAAGTGGATATGATAATCAATTAATACCTCGTGGAGCACATCCTTTAAAATCTATTACTGTTCTTCATACTAAATCTGCTGGTGGAACTGATGCCTCATTAGTATCAACTAATGTTGCTGATACTTGGATTATAACTCTTGAAAGTGAATTTACAGAACCACTATTAATATCACCATTTTTATTTCATTCTAAACATAATTATAATAATCAAGGAATTTATGGAATATCTACATTTAATTTAAATATAAATATTGACACATCATTAAAAAGATTTTTTACAACTAATAATAATAATGTTTCTATTTCATTTGATACTACAAATCCAATTACTAATGCTAATCTTTTTTTTAATTTTTTAAATATTCAAGAAACAGATGATAATTTACCAACAAAAAATTTAATTCCTTATGTTGATTATCCAGTATATGTATCAGCAGATAGTGATGTTATAACTGCTGGAAGTTCTAAAACTTTATTTTCTCAAAATTTTCAATTAAATCAAATTCCTGATTTATTTATTCTTTGTGTTAGAAGACCTATGGCAACTATGACTATTAAAAATACTAATTCTTTTTTACCAATAAGAAATATTTCAATTAATTTTAATAATAAATCAGGTATATTATCATCAGCAACTACACAGGATTTATATAGATTATCAAAAATTAATGGTTCAGTTCAATCTTGGTATGAATTCTATGGATACGCTGGAAAACAAAACACAAATCCGGCAATTACAACAATAAACCAATATTTATATACTACATCAGGTTCATTAGTTATTATTAATCCAACGAAGGATTTAGGATTACCATATTATTTATCTAATGGTTCTATTGGTAATTATAATATTCAATTTAAAATAAATATAATTAATAATACTACTGATAATTTTGTTCCTGAAATTGTTATTATTACTGCTAATAGTGGTTTTATTATTAATGATAAAGGTGAAACAGAAATTTATACTGGTATTTTAAGCAAAGAATTAGTTGTTGAAACTGTTTTAAAAAAAAATAAAATCCCAATTAATAGTAATCCTTTAATTGGGTCTGGTATAGATAAAAATAATGAGGATAAACCAAAAAAAAAATTATCTTTATTAGATGAATTATTAGAATAAATTTATTATTATCTTTTTTATTATTAGAATAAGATTAATGAGATACGATAATCCTCATTTTAGAGACATTAATGATAAAATGATGAAATATTATTATAAAGATGCTATGACTACTTATGCTCTAAATAATGTTGTTAGTCCTAATTTAACAGGTGGTTCTATTCGTCGCCAATATGAATATATGCCCCCATCATTTATTCAATCAAAAGAAGCAGAAGGAAGACAACTAATTTTAAATGGAGCGAATGTTTTAACACCATCTAATTATAATTATGGAAATTCTGGAAATTTACCTGTTCCAGTTTATCATAAACGAATGAAAGGTGGAGATATTTGGGGAGATATTGGCAATTTTTTCAAACCAGTAGTATCTGCTGTTATGGATATTGGAGCACCTGCTTTGGGTGCGGTAGTTGGAGGACCCATGGGAGCAACTCTCGCAAAAGGAGCAAGAGAAGGAATACGAGCAACAACTGGATGGGGTAAAGGAAAAAGAAAAATGAAAGGAGGCAAAAATGGAGTTGGTGTTTATAGTGCTGGTAGTTTAAATGCTAGCGATACTGCTGTTGGTGGATGTAATGGAGATATGACTTGTGTTCCATGTATGAAAAAAGAAAAAAAAAAATGAAAGGTTCAGCAAAATCAACAGCAGGTGCTAAATCAGCAGGAGCAAAAAAAGGAAGTCGTATGGAATTAGTAAAAAAAGTTATGAAAGAACAAGGATTATCACTTGGAAAAGCAAGTAAATACATTAAAGATAATAATTTATATTATAAGGGTTATAATGGATTAGGAAATCAGATTAGAGATATATTGTTTATCAATGATTTATGTGAACTTATTAGTTTACAAATAAGAAATTTTAATAGAATTAAAAATCAAACTTTTTGTGTTGGAGGTGGAATTAAAAACTCAGCTAATCTTAATGAATTAACAAGAATTTGTGAAAAAATTACAAAAAATAAATTAAAGATAAAACGTGACTTGCAAACATCGATTTATGATATACCTTTTTATATAACCTCACTTAAAAAAGTAAAAAAATATTATAATTGGATGCCCAAAACTAATTTAAGATTTGGTTTTTCTATTCTTTTAGAATGGATGAAAAAAAATTACACTTTGATCAAACCGCATTTTTAGAATGAAAACTGTGATTATTACTGGATCTACTGGATTGGTTGGATCTGAATCTGCATATTTTTTTCATAAAAAGGGTTACAGAGTTATTGGAATAGATAATGATTTTAGGAAATATTTTTTTGGAAAGACGGGTAGCACTGAATGGAAAAAGAAAGAAATCAAAAAAGAATTAAAGAAAAA